CTGGATCTCCTTGTACACCACTTGTACCAGAACTTCCGCTTGAACCACTTGTTCCTGCACTTCCACTTGATCCACTTGAACCACTTGTTCCTGCACTTCCACTTGATCCACTTGAACCACTTGTTCCTGCACTTCCACTTGATCCGCTTGATCCAGCAGTTCCACTTGATCCGCTTGATCCAGCAGTTCCACTTGATCCGCTTGATCCAGCACTTCCACTTGAACCCGATGTGCCACTTGATCCGCTTGATCCGCTTGTACCAGCACTTCCGCTTGTTCCAGCTGCACCCGGATCTCCTTGCACACCACTTGTACCAGCACTTCCACTTGATCCACTTGATCCACTTGTACCAGCAGTTCCACTTGAACCACTTGTACCAGAACTTCCACTAGTACCACTTGATCCGCTTGTACCAGCACTTCCACTTGAACCACTTGTTCCAGCACTACCACTTGATCCACTTGATCCTGATGTTCCACTTGAACCGCTTGTACCAGCACTTCCACTTGATCCGCTATTGCCTGATGTGCCACTAGCATTGAACACTGTCCAATTGATTAGATCGTTATCGAGTGTATATGCGAGAGCAGTTGTGGTCACAAAAACCATCATACCTGTAATACGACGGTCGGTTGTGATAGCATCTCTTTCAACGATGGTATCTACTTGTTGGTATCCACCTTTACCCAAATTTGAAAAATGTGTTGGGTATGTATCGGTTGGTGCCGTTGTAGAGATATAATCTGTTACTGGAATTGGCATAAAAATGGTTTAAGATGCTTGAATATTAATTGCTCCGCCTAATTTATTTAATGATCTATGTACGTTATAATTAGTAACAACGCCATAATAATTTGTAACTGATACGACGGTCATTGGCGACATAGCAACGTTCAACAATGTAGCTGTATCTTTAAATGTTGTTAATGTTCCAAACGATGACGGATATGTGATATATTTGTATTTTTGGATATCAGCAATAAAAGCATAAGTATGTGCAGCGGTATTTGACAAGTCTGATGCTCTTAAAGAAGATATATCTGTATCTGTTAGTGAACCGGATACATGTTCACCGTAGTAGATTCTCCAATACCAATCCACCGTATATGTTTTTGACAATGATCCGGTGTGAGTATCTTGAGCATATATAGACCATATATGTGAAGAATCTGTAAGATACTGTATGGATGAGATTGAAATATTTTCGGATCCGTCGTTTGCAAGACCTGTAGCAAGAATGATTGAATCGGTAGAATCTTCTATAGATACAGAATTTGGAACGATGTTTGATGAATTTGTAGTAGTCCAAGTAAATGTTTTAGACCCGGCGGAAATTGTATATCCAACTTCTACTGGAGATGATTCATTTAGACTAAAAGATGAAAAGGATGGTACTTGATAAGGATACAGCAATGCGTCAAACATTGCAGTAAGAGGTACGTTATTAAACGTTGTACCCGCTTGAATTCCCCCAAGGGTTTGAGGTACAGGTGTTGGATTGGTGTAAAATCCTACTCCAACAGGGCCAGGAACGCTTCTGAACGATCCACTTTCAAATACTATAACATCGTAAGTGCTAGTTACAGCAGGAGTCTGAAACAACGATGACGTTACAACTCCTGTTGCGTCGGTGTGAATTAACAGCGACGATCCAGATATTTCAACCACTTCGTAGAATTCTTGAACATTCTGACGAAACTGCTTGAATATAAACGAGTTTATTTGTGGATCATAGCTTCCCATAATGGATCATTTGACTATTGGTATAAATATAGGATCAATACCAAAGAAAATAAAAAACCGCTGATATTACCGTATCAGCGGCGATTATTTAAAAATCTAAATTATATGAGGTTAAGATGGACTAAATGTACCATCTCTGATATTCAGAGAACCGTTGCCGTATTTCTTGGTCAACTTGTTCATCAACTCTTCTTCGGTTTGTTGAAGTTGAATATATTCGGTTCTATGTTTTTCTTGTTCCTTCTTTAAAAGGTCAAGTCTTTCTTGCAATTCAATGGTTTCAAGATGAATTTGTCCAAATTTGACCAACTTGTCTTGAAACTTACCTTGAATATATCGTAGATCTTTTACTTCTTCGTCTGTGAATTTGATTGGTTCTGGCATAACAATATAATGTGTTCATTGATACATAGGAGATCAATCAACTAATTAACTGTTATAAATTAGTGACTGGTGGATAAACTACAGGTGCATCTTTAGCATCAATAACTGGAAGGACTAAATTATCTCCATCTTGTTTTAATGGATTGATATAAGAATAAGGATATGGTTTGTGATATGACGTTTTAGTCAAATCAGCATTGACTTTATCAAGGGTTTGTCCATCAACTATTTCACCCGTGACAATAACTTTTCTAGGTGTGAAGCTCTTGGTTGTGGTGAGTTTTTTATTTTCAAATGAATCATTCAACAAATATGCTTGTACCGTCATGTTAAATGTGGTACGAACCATACGATCTTTTCCTGACTGTACCTCAGTATTGTTGCTATAATCGTTGATATAGACTCTAAACTTAAATCTTGTTGGATCGCCCCAATATTCTTCTGTTGCCCAATTGATTTTTTCAATCAACGAGTTCATTTGTTCGACGTACTCCGTCCACAACATAAACTCATAAGTGAGTGTTACGTGATCGGGCAGAGTAACATTCATTACTTGTGATGTAGGAGCGGTCTTCTTTGTGAGAATGGAAAATCTATCGTATACGTTCTTTTGATCGTATTTTCTCAACACTTGAACATTCAAATGACGATTAAACGTTGCAAGACTTTCATTTTTTGCAACCGTATTTCGTTTGAACATTATGGCTGGAAGTTGTAATTTTCCATTGTTATCACGAATACCACCATCATATTGAATAGCTTTCCATCTTTCAGGATTTCCGTAAAGGATTGGTACTTTGATATTGTCTCCGTTATCAACCACTGTAGGATTGATAGTGTTGTCCAAATGATCTACAATTGCAGAGTCAATATCAAGAAGAGTAACCGTGAAATTTTTCAAGTCATCGGTGTCTCTGCGAACCTGAAACTCCCTATGCACATCAGTTTTCTTATCAGCGACATGATCGCTGTTATTTTGCTGATTTGGAGCTGGATTATTTGGATTACCTTTCCATGCCATAGGTTGTAATTATCGTTGAAAAATGTTAAGCTTGGATAGACGAGAGTAGTGAGTGTTACAGATAAAGCTGTGACTCTTTGTATCTTGTCCGCCCAAAAATTGTTCTTGAACCACATTGTCAATTTCGTGATAACGATCATTGAAAAAAACAATGTCTCCGATTTGAGGAAAGAAGTTCACTTGTTGACACATCTTTTCTCTGAATTTGAATACCACCGATTGATCACGATCAGGACCAAATCCTTCGTCTTCCCCTGTAATATCACCACGATCAATAAGTGCGCTCAAGTCAATGCCGGGATAAAAGGTCTTACCTTCAGTAGGAGCAGATTCTCCATACATGTTTACTCTCGTTTCCGATGCAGCGATCTTAAACACAGTCACAAGCGTTTCAATGATATCACCCATCAATTCAGCATTGATAGAATTGATCAGACGAATATCACGTTCACTAAAATATCTTCCTCTTAATCCCATAAATTATCCTATGTAAATAAACATTGGAACTTTGCGAAGAATTTCCTGATTCTTTTCCGCTTTATTGGCTTGTTGTTCGATGAGATTAGCACCGAGAGTTGCCTCCAACATCTCTCTCAATTGTGACATTAAGGCTTCTTTTTCTGCTGATGCTTCACTTCTTAGTTCAGCACCATCAAGAGTAACCTCTCCGCCTGGAATTGGAATCGTACTATATTTTTGACGAATTGCTCCAAGCACTTCCTTACAAAGTGCCAAGAAATATTTTCGTATCCATTGACGTCCAGGTCCATTGATCGTATTGTACCTCAAGTTATCATATGGAACATTACTATAGTCAGAGACTTTATCATAATTATCCCCCGGCGTAAAAATATCTGCTTGTTTATCACTATCCAAACTGTATTCAAAATACACTTTGTAATTACTATTAGGAATAGGAAACAACCTCAATTTGTTGTTGACTAGTTCAAACGAATATGCACTCTTACGAACCATATCATTAAACTCAATTGCTTGACCACGAAGCAAATCTTCAAAAATTGGAGTCATCAAAAATTGAACAGCAGGACTATATCCAGCAAATCCCATTTCGTTCAATACGTTGCTGTAACTCATACCCGTCATACTGAATGGATCATAGATACGGGCCATTGCCGGAGATTGATAGTGGAATACTCTTTTTACTTCCAATCGATTTCCAGATCCCGATGCTTGATCATAAAGACATTGTAGATCGTAATTTTGTTGACCTGCAATGACATCAACGTGACCTTTCTTCCAATCAACATTTCCACCAACACCAACTTCTGAACCATATGCTCTTGAAAGATTTATTACATATGGCAGAGGACTACCCGTTACTGCTTTTCCTGAAGCATCTTTGTTTGCAGGAGTTCCCAACAAATTCAACATGTTATTACGAATGTTGAATTGATTAACTTGAGAACTATATTCGTTTACTGCTTCTTCAAAAGCAGCATAAAAATTAAGGTCGATGAGTTCAATATCTTCGATTGGATAACCAAGACGAATAGCTGCCCATACAGCACTGCTGCTACAATCCGATGTGAACTTTTTATCATCATCGTAAAACCCAAATGGGGTTCTGCCTGGAACTGCACTGCCGCTTCCAGGCCATCTCACTCTGTCTTGATCAAGATTTGCACTCATGGTTTATAAATATCACGTCGATTTGGTTATCTTCACTATAAGTTTGTCATTGCCTTTTATAATCCTATGGTATGTCTCTTTAGGAACAAAGAAACTGCCTGTCATTACAACAGGCAGTTCGTTGTCCATTTGAAATTCCCAACCGTCGTTTTGAAGGACTTCAACTATACGATCTTCACGATCTTTGTGCCATTCTAACTCATGACTATCAACCGTTTTATCAAATTCTCGTATATATTTGTTTCCTCCAAGATGTTTTTCTTCAAAAGGAAATGACATAACCATATTTTTCAGTGGAATGTCAAGAAGTTGTATCTGACATCCTTTCGTTGAGCTGGTCTATCACTGTCACCGCCTGGCAACGTAATAATAGAAAACTCGCCTGGATTTCCTTCTACAGATGGAAGTTCGTCGGTATACTTCAACGAATCAAACGTGAGAGCATCAAATTCAGAATCAGTATGATACTTGTCATAGATTCTCTTCTTCAATTCATTTCTGCCATTCACAGGATCAGCAAACTTTGACTTGCCGGATTCATCTTTTTCGTATCCACGTCCTTTGGTTGGTCTGAATATACCAGCAAACACTTCCTTTGGAACAATTACCGATTTCTTTTTTGCATCAGGCAAAGATTGAGTTCCACCTACAGAGTGAGTAACAACAAATCCAAGAAGTTCAGCAATATTTACAATACCTGACATTTTGGTGTAAAAATATGAGTTTACTTTGTATCCGTTCTCCCATAGTTTTTTAGTAACTTTAACCGCAGAGTCAAAATATCGTTGAGCAAAAAAGTCGCCAGCATCATTCCAACGAATACTCAATATGTTATCTTCTCTCTTTGCTTTGAAAGCATACAATTCAGCTTCTGAATATGCTTGTTTGACATATGAGTCTGGATCTTGAAGTATTTGTTGAAGACGTTGTGCCAACTTGATATTCTTTCCATCATTCATGATGTAGAAGCCTTGTAGAGCGTAACAATCCAACGCACACGATCCTGCTGCTGGACATGTGTTAACCACCTTGAATGGTTTTTCAGCATCATCCTTGTCATAAACAAATCCACGAAGAGCAGGAATGCCTGTATTGATTGTCAAAATTCCCTGACCCGATGAGTGTTTTGATTTTTCTCCTTCGTCAAAAATAGTTTTAGGCGGAGTGGTCAACAACTTGGCAAATGCTGGAATATCAATTTCACTTGTACCAAGTTTCAATTTGATGTTTCCTTTGGAAATGCGTGGCATTCCGAGAGATGCTTTTCCCCCAACAGAAACTCTTTTTAGTTCACTGTTGAAAAAACCTACTACCTGATCCATCGTCATACATCTAGTAATTTTTGCATCACCTAGATCGGGAGATGACCAGTCGATTTCGTTAATCACTTCTTTGATTAGACTTTTTAATTCTGTGAGCTTCATAGTTTTAGAAATTTACGTAAAATGAACATTGTGGACCGCTATATTTGAATCCTGTAATAGGAACTTTGATTTTTAATCCTTCACGAATATGTGAAAAACTTCCCTTCTTAACATAAGCAAGAGTCATGTGGGGATGATAGTCTGGATACGAATCCTCATTTGGATACTTATCACATCTATTTCGAATCTCCATAAGTTGATCATTCTTTTCAACGTCGAATTTTACCACGTCATATTTTTCGTTGTTGAATTGAGTCAATGATTTTAACACCACCTCAAATGGTTTCATGTGTTTCAAAATGCGTGCAACATCTCGCTTCTGTAAGTCAGGAATAAATCCATACTTAAGAGTAACATGAGGTTCTTCGCTGTATCCATATGTAGGATCTTCTGGATCCGTGTAAAGTATCTCAGGGGGAATTACCGTTTTTCCCAATTTGACAATATGGGGTCCGTAAGTAGGACTCACTCTGGCCATCAGACATCCCTTTTCTACAAATCTATTTTCGGTCAACATATTACCAATATCTCCCCTTGCTGTGTGTACCTAAACTTTTAATTCGATGACTTCTACAACTCCAATATCCTGCAGTTGTGCGATCTTTTTTCTGACTACATTTGTGTCTAGCTCTAAAACTCTTTCTACGAGCAGCACTGCTAGCACGGATCCTCATTTTAGGATCTCCAAACGATACCTTCTTTATAGTACCCTTCTTGGTTTTAACATATACAGCAAACTTCTTTGCTCCGCCCGAAGTCCTAAAAGGACGATTTAGATGTACGGTACGACCTCGATGTTTGACTTCATGGAGATGATCTTCATCTTCTTCCAATGGCGCATCCAAAAATACTTCTCTACCTTCGTATATCGCAGTTTGACCTATGTCACTTTCAATCAAATCAAGATCATCATCGTTGATTTCGATCAAATCCTTTTCATACAAATCACGAACTTCACTGATAAGTTCAAAATACTTCTCTGAATAAGCACGAAAAACATTTTCAGTCAAAGACAATCCTTTATCCAAATGAAATTTAAGATCGTTTGAAACAACCGTTGTGACAGTTAATTTCATAGGACTTACGACGTAATCGTCCCCAGCTAGTAAATTTGCCAGTTTTATCATGTACTATACATATTAAAAATACTAGCAAACCGTTCACATTTAAGTTTGTCTGTACAAAATTCCAAGTCCGTAACCATCTTTTATGTTGAAATAGTTCATATTGAACTTTGCTGAAATGTCTATACAAACTTTATCTATATTTTCACACGAATATGTGTTGGGAAGAATAACCACGTTAGAATGTTGCACCGACCACTCAGTACACTCATATACATCAGTAGGATGATCTCCCAGATCTACGTGAATCAAATCAAACATTCTAGTTTCAGATTTGATATACTCAATGTAAGATTTTCTTACCAAATCAACATTGGTATTATTGAACTTTTTACATGCAGTTTCGTAAATCATGTATTTTTGTTCTTGACTAATTCTATCACTGATATACGAATCCACACCAACAACATGGTTGAATAACTTTGATAAAACATCTGTGCTATATCCTGACCCCACTCCGAATTCCAATGCCGAATTTCTTGTTACTTTGAATACATCGACTATTGAAAGCATGTAATTCTCAAATCCTCTCCAATCGGATACAACCTCTTTTATTTTGTATGGCCATTTTCTAATAGGCAAATAGATCTTATTCATGATATAACACTTTGTCAAATAAGTAGTATTGCCACAAACAAAAACCCCGCTCCGAAGAGCGGGGTTTGATTTAATCGGTTGATCCGACTACAACAATCAAGATTAGACCTGATCGAGATCGCCGACAAGAATCTTGCCGTAGAACTCAGGGCGGACCATCTTCTTTGCGTAGCGAGTCATCACACCACGACGTGGAGTGAAGTTCACTGGATCATAGACCAATGGAGTTTGGACTAGTGGGATGTATGGAGCATACACTGCACCGGTTTCGAGGAAGTTGTTTCCACGGAAACCAACCAAGATGGTGTTTTCAACCATGTATGGATTCTTGTAAACTTGGAAGCGACTTGCGAAGCTACCAACCTTACTTACACCCATTGCGAACTTAGCACTGTCACCATCGGTGTTGACAACGAAACCTGGAATTGACTCCAAGATTGTTGCAACGTCTGGTGAGCAGACAAGGAAGTTAGCACCACCACGGAGTGTCAACTGGTGAATCTTGTTCGAGACCTTTTGGATCTTGTTACCAAGTGTTTGGAACCAAGTTGACTTGGTGTAATATCCACCTGTACCAGCAGTAGTGGTGTCAGTGATGACGCCGCTGTCGCTGATTTCACGGTTGATCTTAGCACTCCAACGTGCAGTGGTTACTGCTGGTGCGTTGGTGATCAACATGTCTAGGATTTCCAAGTCGATTTCCATCGAAACGTACTCAGACAACAAAGCAGTCAATTCTGCTTCTGCGTCAATGCTGTGGTAAGCATTCAAGTCTTGAGCGAGTTCTGGGGTCCAGACTGCCTTCAACTTACGAGTCTTAGCAACGATTGGCTCGCTCTTCAACTCTAGGTTGACTTCTGGAATACCGATAGAAGGAGCACTGGTTCCGTCACCGGTTGTGTCTTCGAAGTCACCACGGTTACTGTCCTTAGGTTGGACACTGTAGTTAACGGTCAAACTTGCCGAAGCAGGGTTTGAACCAGAAACAACGAATGTTACTTCAGAACCGTTGATCTCGGTGAATTGTGGGAAGTATGTAGTAATACCACTACCTGCGATGGTGAAGGAGCGAACTCCGTTTGCATCGAACACGTTACCTGCAGCACTAGAAGCACTGTAGAAGTTGGTTGTGGTCAAGGTGTAAACCTTACCAGAAGCAACTGAAGCACTGTAGTTTGCATCGAAGTTAACACCCTCCAATGTACTTACAGCAGCACGTGAAGCACTTACAATTGTGGATTGGTCATTGACCGAGTAACCGAAACGACCAGGACCATAGAGACCGCCAGTAGCGGAATCGGTTGAACCTAGCTTGGTTCCAGTACCACCGAACAACGAACTGTAGTTGTTGCTGGTGTCCTTGGTGAACACACCGTTGTTGGTTCCATACTTGAAATCAAGATAGAAGATAAGACCGCTTGGGAGGTTCATTGGTTGAACCGAAACGAACTCCTTAGCTGCGATTTCTGCGAACACACGGCGAACGAGTGGGAGAGCAACGCCTGCCCATTGTTCACTGTTTGCTGAAGTACCTGTTGAGGTTGCTTCATCAAGCAATTGCTTTGCTTGGTTTTCAAGCAAGATACTCATGTTTGCCTTCTCAACGCCCTTTAGGCCTTCAAGCAAACCTGTGTTTTCCCACTTTGATGTCAATCCACGGGTCTTGGCCATAAGCTCTGCCTGTGGATTCATATTTGTTTTCAATAGCGACTTCATATCACTCATATTATTTATCCTTGTTTAATTTGTTGTTAAGACGTTAGATTACTTATTGATACCAGCGAGTGTCTTAAATCTCTCTGCCATCTTGTTACCACCAGACACAATTTCTTGTGATGGCTTTGTACTTGCAACTGCCTTACTTGCCAAACCTTCGGTGATAGTAGTTGCAGTTGTATTCTTTTTCTTGACAACTGATCCACCCAAATTAAACGATTCGGCCATAATTGCGTATGTCAACTTGACTTCACGTACATTCGTAGTGAGGTCAAAATTCTCTACAACCTTCATCTTCTGTTCAGCGTTCAAACTATATTGCTTGAACAACTTGTTAGTATAAAGCAACTTAGCGTTTAGCAAGTTAACTTCATTGATTTGGTTGCGCAAAATTTGCACTGTCTTCATTGCTTCGTCACGTTCTGCGGTGACTTCTTGAAGTTGTTCTTCCCATGCACTTTCATCGACGTGCATTTCATCCTTTTCTTCCTCGGAACCTTCTTTACCTTCTTCTCCTTCGAGTTCAGCAAGAAGTTCATCGAGGTTGATTTCTTCCATTTCCTCTTCAGCAACAGGTGCCACAGGAGCAACAGCAGTAGGATCTGCTGGAGCAACAGGTGCGGCTGGAGCGATAGTAGGATCACATGGTACAGCAGCGGTTGGATCTGCTGGAACGGCAGGTGCTACAGGAGCAACTGCGGTTGGATCTGCTGGAACGGCAGGTGCTACAGGAGCAACTGCGGTTGGATCTGCGGGAGCAACTTCACCCTCTTCATCGAGTCCACCTTCCTTCTCCAACTCAGCAATAATTTCTGCCAAATCAGCATCGGTGATTTCCTCTACTCCCTCTTCTTCCATCGAACCAGCGACGTGACCAGCAGAGTGGCCTGGATCTTCGGTCTGATGACCTTCTTCTTCAAGATGACCATCAAAATGTTGTGAACCCTTTTCCGTCTTTGGTTCTTGAACTGGCTTCTTGTTGTCACCATGACCGATTGCGGATGGAACAACGTTTTCTTCTTCAGCGACTTCATTCTTGAGTCGTTCTGCAAACATAGCTTGAATGCGTTCACCGAAAGCTTCTTCAAGTGCTACTTTTGCGTTAGCAAGAGCAGTAGCACGAACAGCTTTAGCGTCCGCAAGCGCTTCTTTCAATAGATCTGACATAATTGTGATTTCCTTTAGTTCTGAAGTTATTGGGGAGGAACTTCAATGAGAATTGGTATTCGTCTGGCAACAAAGAGGTTGTTGCATTTTGAAATAAATATATACAAAAATTCGAAACGAATAAAAATGTTGAGATTTGTATGTATTAGTGTCTATTTATACATTACGAGTATTATGCCATCAAAAACACCAGCACAACAACGTCTGATGGGACTTGCCCTATCCATTAAAAGGGGCAAAAAAAGCATTTCTAGTCTTCCAAAAGGACTACAATCAAAAGTGCGTCCTCTTCTACACATGACGGATGACCAACTATCTGATTTTGCTAAAACCAGATTCAAAGAAATAGTTGCTGACATTGTAAATGAAATCTTGAATGAAAACGATGATAGCAATATTTCGGATAGCAAAGACATTGAAGTTGCAAACTTTGAAAACTATTTGAAACTGCCAGAAAACATTGGTATCTCATTTACTCAGAAAGAAAAAGATGCAACACTAATTCCAAATCTCCCCGCTCCTTTTGCTAAAAGCATATTTGAAATACGTTACAAGAGCGTCGAAGGGGTGATGTCAGATGGATCAGAAGTAAAAACCAATAAAACTACGGTCATTAAAAAGATTCGTGTTGGTGAAACAATGATGTACAAATCGTTTACATTGTTAGAGCCAGCAGAGGAACCAAAAAAGGACGGATCAGGAGATGAGTTAAAAGAAGCCGATGTTCCTCCTACAGGTCAACAACCAAAACCGACTGCTCCTCAACCAACACCCGAACAAAAGAAACAAAAAGTGATAGAAAAAACATCACAGAGTTTCACTACCACACAGGGAGATGTTGAACTTTTTATCAACTTCCTAAAAGACGTAAACGAAGATATAAGATTGTAACATATGGATACCGCAACACATATTATTAATCTCCACAACCCAAATAAGGAAGGAAAACATCCACATCTTATTCAAAAAGGTGGTGGTAGAACAACAACTCATACAAACAAAACGTTTGAGGAAAAACAACCACATCCAACATTGGTTGCACTAAAAGACTGGAAAATCAATGACATTGAGTTGTTTGCAAGCATGGGTTTCTCGGCCGAGAAACATGGTGAAGATGGATATTATATGGAAGAAGATATTCTTCCTATTGGAGACGGAGAACCACAAAACTTTGTTCGTCGTATTTCAAGAACCAAAGACCATAAATGGATACTAGAAAAGAAATCAAGAGAAAACGTTCAAGATGATTTCAAGTTAGAAAAAACATTTAACCAATTGATGGGTACAGAAAGTAATCCCGGCCTCTTGGATTATTTTGATACTTTAACCGATAAATTGACTGAAAGACTATATTTATACAAGCATATGAAACTCAAAACCATTCTCGAAAACCTACCACCAGCAGCGCCACTGTCTCCATTGAAACAAGACGTGACACAAGTAAGCAAACACGGTCAAGCAGAAGAAGCTGTAATCAATCGTGGATTGTCAAAAGAACAAAAGAAAATGCTCCAAGAATTGGTAATGGAATATAACCGTTACAACGAAGTATTGGAAGCACGTAAAAAACTTATGGAAGTTGCCACAAAAATGGCCAATATCGGAGATCTTGCCGAAGCATATCTGACCGAAAAACTTCACGAAGGTAACAACGACGAAAACGCATGGTTTGAAGAAAAGACCATTCGTAGAAACACCTCAGAAATCAAGAAATTTGCAGCAGAGTTCAAGAAGTCAGCAACAGACTGTGACCAACAAATGAAGGGTATGCAAACCATGTACAAAGAATGTGGTATGTTGCTAGAACGTTATTTCAATATGGAGTAAGTTGAGTTTCATATAAAAAGAAAACCCACCGATTTGTTTCGGTGGGTTTTTTCGTGCGTGGATGTCGTTGTTCAACGACTCATGTTATTATTACTTGTAGAACTCTCTATAGATCTCAGGTGAAATGAACTCTTCCTTAAGATTCTTGAAAGCAGGAGACTGATCAAACGTCTTGTCAGAGTAACTCAACTTCAATACATCATCGGTATCATCACGGCCCGATTTAGCAAGAGAATTAAGCTTGTCAATATAATTCTTACCTTTTTCAGGATCAATTGCCTGTGATCCATTCTTAGATACGTAATTCCATTCTCCATTGTAATATTGATACATAGAGTTTGGTGTCAACGGTTTTTCTTCTGCCTTTGCTCTAATAATAGTCTTTTCTTTTGGTTTGAATGAATCAGAAGTCTTCTCAGCTTCTTTGCCAGCATCAGCAGTCTTTGCTGCATCCGTACCACCGAGAATATCGATTCCTTGGAATGCACTGTCAATTGTCTTATCGACCTTGCCTAGACCCTTCTTGCCGCTTGTACCAACGATCATGTCGTTTATATCCAATACCACTGAGATGATGGGTTTCAACGATGCCTTGGTTGCTTTTATAGGATCAAATGATTTGAGCAAAGTAGAAAGATCGATCAATCGTGACAAGAACAATTTTACTTGTTTGATATCACTTGCATCAATCTCAGTGCCAGTCGAAGACGCAGCAACAGCGGATTCATCTTCTTTAACAACATTAGGATTCTTCTTATTCACCATTTGACGAAGTTCAAATGTCAATCCGATGATGTTTGGAAGAAGAGTGTTAACCTCTTTTGTAAATGCAACTATGTCAGCACTCGTCATAGTTTCAGCCAACATTGATTTTCTGAGAGCGTTAACATTACCGCCGAGTTTCTTCATCACTTCAGCTTTGTACTTTGGATTTTCCAAAGCATTCTTGATTGCGATCACCAATGATTTTACATACTTTGCATTCTTAGGATCATTTTGATCTCCCTTCAAAAGTTTTTGAATTCTCGATTGTAGACCACCCGAAAGTAAAGGACTACCTTTCAATGCCGTCAAATATGTAGTAAATCCGTTAGATACACCAGCAGGAGTTGTACCATCACCGGGAGTTGTTCCGCCCGGAGTTGTTCCACCACCACCTCCGCCTGGGGTTGTTCCGCCTGGGGTTGTTCCACCACCACCTCCGCCTGGGGTTGTTCCGCCTGGGGTTGTTCCACC